CGGCTGTGCTTGAACTTACCCTTGATACTGACAATTGTACCAACTTCAATGTGCGACTGAAGGCCAGTCATTCTGGAAGTTCCACCGAAGAACTGATCTTCGTTACCCATTTCAAAGGATACAAGTCCTTTACACTTTAGAGTAACCGCGTCCTGCCAATGGAGCCACTGATGTGGGCTTCCGTCAGACGTTAGTGCTAGAATTTGTGGATGTCTCATGTTGAACCTCTATTACCTTTCCAATAATGATATGTGTTATTTATTCTACATCAACATGCATGATTTTGCAATAGCCTCATTAACTAATTGATTTTATGGTGCCCACGGTCGCGCCTCGAACGGACTCTTCTGCATTACGAGTGCAGTGTACCACCAGGGAATACTTCGCGGGCAAATTTTAAACTGGAACAATTTTAACGTAAACTTTCAAACCTGTTTCTTTGGCAATGTTGATCATATGTTCGGTTCCTCTACTTGAACCATCCCACACTGCAACTAGTGCATCTGCAACGCTTGCCATTTTAGAGTTTCTTATGTAACCAGCTCTTTTCCCGTATCTTGTCCAATCTGCGGGGAATCTAAATAACGGTAATCCATTTTCTTCAGCGTACCTTTCACCCAATATATCAACACCTTTGGCTGTACCACTAACTACACTAGTTATTTCCCAACCACAATCTCGACAAGCCTGTGTTACATATTCGTAGTCAGTAACATCTCTACTTCCTGCAATAATAGTTTTCATAATGTTGTCCTCATAAGCGGAGTTCTGAAAAGCATAAATAAACATAAAGGAGACTATATGAAAGCACATCCATACGTTTATAAGTGTGTTCACCGAGAAACCAATCAATTTTATATTGGGTATAGGTGCGCCAATCGATTCCCTGCAAACGAAGATATCGGAATAATATACAAGACTTCCTCAAAAAAGATAAAAGCTGAACCTGAAAAATTCATATTCACTGTAATTGCAGAGTTCTTTTCTCCAGAGGACGCATACCAATTCGAGCAAGAGTGTATTCACGAAAGTCTTGGCGATCCACTTTTGCTAAATCGATCTTGTTTCTATAACAAAAAACCGTTCTATTCTATGGACAAAGAAACAAGAGCAAAGATCGGAATAAAATCTCTTGGTCGAGACAATGGTAGAAAGGGAAAGTTGAAGTCACCAGAAGAGTTAGCAAAGCTGTCTGCCAGTGCGAAAAAGTTTGCTAAGTCAGCAGCATACGTCAATCCAGCGACTTTGCCCCACGTTAGAAAGCAAATATCAGAAAGGCAGACGGAGAGGTGGAAAACAGCTCCGCTAATACAATGCCCGCATTGCGAATGTTCATCAAAGGTCAAAGGAAATATGACCAGACATCATTTCGACAACTGTAAAAAGAAAATGTTGCCCCTGTAAGCGGAGTTCTGTGGGTAGTTCATCCTACCTGTCTATCATTCCTCTAATGGCATCAACCCGACCTAATAAGCAAAGAGTTCCCTAGGTCTGTTTGACTTGCTGACTAGTGACTATAGTGATGGGTTCTAAGAAGATGCTGAAGGATTCGAACCTTGCTTCCAGCCTATTCTGTGGCATCTACGCCCGCTTAGATCAGGCACCCATCACTATAATCACGGTCACGGTAGTTTAACGAACCCATAGTAGGTAGCAATATATCGGAGTGATCACTCCTTGCGGGGATATTTCCGATACACCATCTACCCACTTCCGGCCCTCCTACTCGCTCTTTGCGTCAGCCCCGACTTTCCTCACATTCCTCATTCATGCAGGAGTAGTGCGATAGACCGGGACAACATAATTTATAGTTCGTTTCCCATTTGATATGCATCTACAATTAAGTCGTATACTTCACTTATGCCTATAGCTGAGATTATCGAATGGGCCCGTTGATATAAGAAAAATATGTTACTTAGTTGACGACTATCTAATCTATCTAAACAGGATTTTTGACTCATATTACATCTTGTCTGGATATTGTGCGTCATAAAAGTCGATTGCAGATAAAGGACTTGTACCTGGATCTAACATCTTAATGTTTGTGAATCCGTTAGCCTCGGTTATCAAAGACTCTTTAGCTTCTATCGATCCTTTATACTTGCCGTCACCCTTTTTATGCATTAGAGGAGCATTTGGTCCTGCACCAGGATCAACCGACCCCCATTTAATATGGGAATCACCAATAGGCTCGACTGCATAAATTTTACCAGTTCGTTTCGATTTTACAATAAACCTGCCAGTGTCGTCTGTGTTTGTTAAGAACTTTTCCATAATCGTTTTCATGTTGATTCCTCACTAAAATTGGTGGAGCGGGTGAGACTTGAACTCACATGCATCAGGGGTAATACAAAGAGCGATACGAGCGCCCAATTACAGTATCCCCCAACTCTTCTATAAGACCGCCCCGAAATGGTCCCCACGGTAGGAGTCGAACCTACATAAACTGGTTTAGGAAACCTGTTTCCGTCCATCGGCGTGGAGAAAAGGGCCGAAGCCCCTGTGTTTAGATTACAACTAGTGCAGTTCCACATTCAGAACAGAACTTGTTTGTGGCCTTATTAACACGGCCACAAGTCTGGCACTTTGGTTTTGCTTTAACTGTCACTGCCTGTTTGACAAGGTTTTGTCCCATCTCACCAACCAATTTCAGAACAATCACTGTACTCGCATCTGTTGCAAAACTAGATACTGTTGTGAATTTCTGATTACTTTCGGAACCGGGCACAGTAATCCCTGCATCAGAGACTGGGGCCGAATACGATTCAACCGAAGCATTACAACCAACTGTACCAACTGCATTAATGAATGCATTTTGCGACAGCCCTTTTGTGATTCTGCGTTCGCCAATTAATGAAGTGTCACAAAAAGTTCCATAAGGATTTGGATTGAATCCACCACTACCATACCAATCATTACCTCGATATGTTGTGTTTACCCAAGGGATATATGCCTTTTCGTAAGCAAACTCAACACGAATTAAGCCATCTTCCGCTTGCACACCTCGATGTGCTTCAACACCAGCAGAACGTTCAATAAACTTGAATCGATTGCCTCTATTGAGGTCTTTGAGATAGCGTTCTAGTTCTAATGATTGGTTTGCTCCAACCACTAACTCACTTCCATTCAAAACATCATTACCATCAATCGATACCTTAACAGATGCTCGACGACTATTCAGATTTTTGAGATAAAGGGAGAACTCGGAACCAAATGGCACATACACTGTGTCACCGAATTCACGAAGAACTTTACCGTGGGATTTGACTGAAACTACGAAGTTATTTGAGTGCATCATTTTTTACTCCTTCTTTTAACGGCGCTCTGTCTAGACGCCCAAATTAAAGACAGATTTCGGAGAGCTTACTGCTCAATTCTGGTCGATTTTCGCCTTATCATCATTGCGAAGATCGGAAATTCTTTTCTTACCTACATTATTACCTAACCATCGGTATTGAGTACACATAGTACATCTAACACGGCGCTTTGTTTTCTTTCTTTTGAAGTTCATTTATTCTCCTCACACCACGATGATTTTGTACCACCATTATAAGGTCTTCCATGATTGTTGTCAATTAATTTTTTAGTTATATCGACTCCATCCGGGCCTCGCATTATTACAAGAACCCTTCCACCATATTTATCCCATTTAACAAATTCTACTGAAATGGGTTTTGATAAAACTTCATTGTTTAGGTAATTTTTAGCTTTTATCGCTGCGGCACGTTCCGCAGGACATTTTCCACGCATTTCTGGTGTATCGATGCCAAGTAATCTAAAACTCAATGGTTTTAGCCCTTTTACGGGGGCATAGTTGCTTTTTACTGTATCACCGTCATATGCTTTAAGATCAGTGAAAGTCATGGTCTCTGCATGTAGCAAAGACGGAATAAGACATAGTATTATAATTATCGTTTTCATGTATTATATATGATTGGTGCGCGAGGTGGGACTCGAACCCACAAAATTCTGATTTTGAGTCAGACACGTATGCCAATTCCGTCACACGCGCATTGTTTGGTAGTGATCCCGGGTGTCGAGCCCGGTTGTCCTTCCTTATGAGGGATGGTTGTTTGCCGAAACGATCACTATAGTTTGTTTGCAGTATGTTGGAATCGAACCAACAACGGGGAGCTACCCATGACCACCCTGACATACATCAGACACAGGAATCGAACCTGCTTTACGCTAACCATTTACTGCAAATTTGGAGGAGGTGGTTGGTATCGCACCAACATCTTCGGGTTTGCAATCCGAGGCCCATCTTTTTAGACCACACCGCCATTGATCTGTGGGACATACTACGTTCTGGATGGCCCTTTCACTCGTTATTTCGAGGCACGCACCTTTGCGCTGGTGTAGCGTTTTGTTTGGCACCCCGCCAGGGAATTGAACCCCGTCCCTCAGTTTTGGAGACTGATGTGCTGCCGTAACACTTGCGAGATATTGTTGGTGCCCAAGCCAGGAATCGAACCTGAGATTCTGTCGTACCAAGACAGCGGTATACCATTTACCTACATGGGCAATAATCCCCACATACGAATCGAACGTATCGTCACCCACCTTCATGGCCTACCTTGCAATGGTCGACATATGCTCGGTTATCGGTGTTCCATTGTAGTGACAGTAGAGATAAAACTGGGACCCGATACCACACCTCTAACCTGCTCGGGTCAACACAGGGCTGGTGGGTTTGGCGGAGATGGTAGGATTCGAACCTACGGGCCGAATAAACGACCACTGCTTTCCAAGCAGCTCCAATGGGCCTCTCTGGCACATCTCCATGTTACTTTGAATGATACCTGTACAGTGCAGAAAAAATGTCATGTACGTTGTGGTTGTAAAACCCACTTGAATTGATACAGTTGAACTCAATGACTTTTATTTCGTTATTGACTAGTGCAAGATCCATAACACAACAAGGATCTGGCAACCACTTTTCAGCAAGTAATTGAGCTTCTATAATGGTTTCAATATCAGTTTCGTGTTTCTTGATAAGTTGACCATGAGCGCGATACATGCTACCGTCGATCACACTACCGCCAACTACGAACCATCGCCACTCAGCTTGAATGTTTTTTGGTTTAGCAATTACCACTTTGGTGTCTGGTGCCAACTTATATGAACCGGACGTGTCACAAAGCATTGCGTCTTCCAACCAATCAGCACACTCTTTAGCCTCGATGACTTGGCCTGCAAACTGCTTCAAATCCTCAGAAGGACGAATGAACATTAGTTCCTTAGGGTCATGTAAACCACGACAAAACTCAATGGTGGTCTCAATAGTCATAATCAAATTGTCGTTCAACATGTCGTCTCTGTTTTGAATTGCCGCCTCGTAATTGAATTTGGTCAAATCAAAACTACAACCCTTCCACCCCAACTCAGAAACTAATGAGGTCAAAAGAGTCGAACCGTATGGAATGAAATCTGTTCCAACAAGTGGCTCATCTGATGTTATCTCTCTGGAGAATGGAATTAGGCCTACGAAACGGTGCGGATAATCAGCAACGGCGTCTCGTGTAGCTTTCAGTTGATCTTCATTCATCAAGTTGTGTTGAATAATGAATTCCATAATATCACCTTAAAAATTGGTAGTCCATGACGGATTCGAGCCGCCTTCTGTGCCATGTCAAAGCACTGTTCTAACCAGTGAACTAATGGACTAATGTTTGGAGGAGAATAATGGGATCGAACCATTGCCCTTTCGGACAGGCCAGCTTTCGAAACTAGTTAGCGCCCAGCGCACCTACTCTCCAATTTAACCGCTTACGATTATGCGGCACTAGTATTGATGCCCAGTGACCATCGATGGATGGTTTAGCTCTAGTCGATTTCTGGCGGAGACGGTGAGATTCGAACTCACGGGGCCCGAAGACCCTTCAGTTTTCAAGACTGACGCATTAAACCAGGCTCTGCCACATCTCCATGTTTGGTAGGTGGTCACGGGATCGCACCGCGTTCTCTGGTTCTTCAGACCAGCGCTATCACTAGACTAGCTCACCACCCAATATTCTTTGACAGACAACTTATCCTATTATACTCCGCCTGTCAGGGAGAGTGTTATGGCAGCCCCGCCTGGGATCGAACCAGGGACGAGGGATTCAAAATCCCTTGTGATACCATTTCACCACGGAGCAACATTCTATACAGCGTAGCCCAGCGCTTCGGCCCAGAGGTTTTTAAGGCCCCTGTGCCCAGGACTCGAACCTGTATTACCGCTATATTCTGGCGGGCCGGGAAGGAATCGAACCTTCTCCATCTGGTTCAGAGCCAGTAGTCACTCCAAGTGTCCAGCCATCATGTTTTGTAAAGAAGGTGGGACTTGAACCCACAGTCACTTTCGTGTAATTACAACAGTTTCAGACAGAATTTCTCCTGTCGCCCGGTTTAAGTGTCCAGGTAAGTCTGTCGAGTATACCAATTCCTCCACTTCAATATTTGGTAGGCCGCCGGGGTAACGATCCCCGTTCTTTCGGTTAAAAGCCGAATGCTTCACCATTAAAGCTTGCGACCCAAATTTATTCTTTCGGAAATCTTAGTTCCGTTGTTCTACGCTTTGTCCAGTTGTAATCTGGGCCAGTCTCTGCAACACCTGGCTTGCCTACACTGTTCGGATTTTCTGACACCATTGTAACGAAACGAACACCTTCTTCGTTGCGTAGTGCCTCACACTTGTCCAGCGCGGCCTTTAAGTCATACACAATAGCCGCACATGGCCAATGGTCATGTGGAAAAACTCTCGTCCAATACACACAATACATTACATTCCTTTACGATTCAATCGGTTTCTTTGGTGCCATAACACCAGACTTTAAGCATTCAATTTTAATTGGTGCCTCATATTTAACTTGTGACACAACTTCTAAACATTCTTTTTCAGAGTTATAAAACTTACTGAGAAATAAGTAATCTGGGGCCTTTGGTGTTGAGATTGCAATCAACCACACTACAATTAGCTCCATATTTTTCTCCTTAAGTTAATGTTCTTGGTACGCCGCCACGGTATCGAACCGTGTCCTTCCGGGTAAGAGCCGGATGCTTGCCACCATTAGAGCTTGCGACGTATGAATACGCTGGGTGAGGAATTGAACCTCCCTTTTGATCCACTAGATCGCTTAACTGTCGCGACAGCATCACAATCCGTCGGCCGACTACGCAAAATCAAAAGTTCCTAATCATTCCCTTCGTTTTTGGTGGAGGATGTCGGACTCGAACCGACCACCTATTGCTTGCAAAGCAATTGCTCTCCCAGATGAGCTAATCCCCCAAATCTGTGTGCCTCATTAGGCTCATACAACTGATTACCCTGCGCCTCAGGTGGTTCGTTTGTATGATAGGCGCGCACTGTCGCCTGGTTATAACTAATGAGCAGCCCTGAGCAGGAATCGAACCTGCATCTTCTCAGTGTATCGCATTTTATGAGTGGCCACTCATCGAGCGCCTTGTCGTTGGCCTAACGGCAAAACGACTCATTCTGTGATACATTCGACGTCCTAGTCCGTTTAGACGACCCGGGCACATGAATTCTGGAGCGGGTAGAGAGAATCGAACTCTCGTCCTCAGCTTGGAAGGCTGTGGCTCTACCATTAAGCTATACCCGCATTGATTCTACAAACTTTCTTGCCATCTTCATACCAGTCATTGGCATAAACCTAGCAATTAGTGATAAATCCTCTTCCAAAAAATGAGGATCTATCAATACCATCTTTTTAATTTCTTCTACTGTTCTGTTTCGCCACACCAAAACTTTTAGGCCATCAAAGTTCGTACAGTTCGGGTAACGAATCTTGGCGATAACAAAATCACCACGTTGTTCAATCTCACAAATTTTAAATAACTCAGGATCAGGATCGTTTGGATGTCTTTCATACACAACCTCACGAACTACCTTCGTTTTCTCACCAAAACTACTACCAAATAAACGAAGTCCCATAATATCTCCTAGTCGTAATAATTACCAACAGGTGCTGCCGAATACCCACCACGACCACACTTTAGTGCAGCGTTTTGTGCATGTCGGAAAGCGCGTTCGTCTTTCTTCATTGCAAGATGCCCTGCTCGCGTATGCTTTCCACGTTTGCAGGAACGACAAGAACAAGATTTTGGAGTCTGTTTGGTACTCATCTTTTCTCCTATATTGTTTAGTCCGGTTTTCGTGGAACCTTCTTCCATAGATAGTACTCAAGATTTAACACAGACTAAATTTGGTGGTCCCCGAGGGTGACGATCCCTCCCGTTGCCGCCAATCTAGCAGCTCTCCCAAGCTTATAAGGCTCGGCCGCACACCAACGTGCTGGGGACTAAAATTAAATCAGGATAATTGCCTTTCGGCGGTCTCTTAAGAATAGAATTTTGATTGCTGAAATTATCCTTTAACTTGGCACCCCTGAGTAGAATCGAACTACCATAACCTGGTTTAGAAGACCTGGCACCGTTCCATCGGCAGGGGTAAATCTTGGTACCTGGTGTGGGACTCGAACCCACATACTCCCACTTGTAAGGAGGGCGCTTGAACCTCTCAGCTACCCAGGTATAAATTCTTTGTTTGGTGCGGGTGACAGGAATCGAACCTGCTCATTCTGGTTGGAAGCCAGACATGCGACCATTAACATCTCACACGCATTAACTTGGTCCCCAGTGTAGGAATCGAACCCAATCTTGAACGTTCGAAGCGTTCCGTGCATCCATTACACCTCACTGGAGATAATTATTTGGCTCCACCGTTAATTGGCGTCGTTTGCCCTGACCTTATTTGGTTTCGGTTATCTCACGGTGGACACAAGAGCCGAAATGTTACTTTGGTGCCCCATGATGGAATCGAACCACCATCTCTTGATTACAAAACAAGCATAATCGACCATTATACTAATGGGGCATAACTTGGCGGAGAGCCAGGGAGTCGAACCCTGTCAACCTTTCGGTCGACGGTTTAGCAAACCGTTGCCTTACCATCCGGCCCGCTCTCCAATTTTAATTCCATTCTGCCTTAGTGCGATCTTTAATTCTTTGAATATTTATTTGTATCGCACTTTTTGTTGGAATGTAGTCATTAATCAATGACTTATCAATTCCGCTGAGTAAATCTGATTCTGCAATTTGATTCACGTTATATTTTCTTTTTCTCATTTCGTTACACAGCAACCGGTATCGGTTAGCCAAAAACTGCAACTTATCATAAAAGAAAATAACATGACCCACACCCAATGTATAATCGGGTGGTATTTTTCTGTTCTTTATGTTACTTTGTGCTTTTCTTGCTAAAGAAAAGATCCGCGGAAGTTCATGCAGTTCAGCAATCAAGTGCTTACGATGTAAGACAGCCGGATCTACTAAGTTTATTCTAGTCATAGTAAATATTATATCAATATCACCAATTTAAATCAAATGGTGCCCGAGGTGGGATTCGAACCCACAAAAGTCTTGACTCTCAATCAAGTAGCTGTACCAATTTGCATTTACCACAAGGGCATAACTGTTACAGCACGACATTTCGGCTCCAATTGCCTGGTGTGGGACGCTGTATTTGGATTACGTATCGAGAATCGAACTCGTTATTCAGTTTTGCAGACTGCTGCCTCTCCATCTGGCTCTACGTAATTCTGGTGCTGGCCACAGGATTCGAACCTGCAATGGGAGTCACCTCCGCTGGATTACAAATCCAGTGCCTTCAGCCAATTCAGCCAAGCCAGCAATATATTCTTTGTTTATCAAATCTTTAGTGACAATTCTAATATCAACTTTATTTTGACTTCTAACTGCCTCTATTTTTGGTAAATCTTTGACAGCTAAATAATCATTTTTCGTGTCAATGTATATGTTACCTACCATGAAATCTGGATAATATCTATGAAGTTTCCCAGATTTATCTTTCCACAATAAAGGCTCCGGACGAGTCCACGATAGGTTCATATTTTCTAGCAAATTTGCAAAATCTATCTCATACGATGACTGCAAATAGACAGTTGTTCCGTCTTTTTTAAGAAAATGTAGTTTCTTTTTTGACGTGTGGCCACCGAGGCCGCGGTGAAATGCATATTCACTCAGCAAACTCTTAGTTTTCTCTGAATGTTTCTTTCCACTTGCACTTTCCTTCATCTTTTTTATTGTTTCATCTGAAAACTTCCAGCTTTTATTCTTAGTAAATTGATTACACGGACACCTTGTTTCGGCCCATTTTTTACTAGAAAAATGAGATTGTTGTCTCTTTGGATTGTTTTTACACAATCTTTCGTGATTTATCAATGAGTTGTTGTTTTTACATTCTTTGCTGCAAAATTTACACAATAGCATATACACCTCCTATGCCATTATTTATGCAAAAGACGACCGCACTACCGTCGCTTTGCGAATTCTGTGGTCTCGGTTCGGGCTTCTACCGCTTTCTTTAGGGCGATGAACCTCGCCTTCGCCTAACTCCTGTGACCCCCAGTCTAGGCAGCGTTCTTCTTGCAAGAATTACTTCTTGGTCTTAAATCGACGCATTACTATCCGCCGATTCCCTTTAAGAGGCTCTGTTGCTATTGCAGTGAAACCATTTATATCAGGTTCGTAAAACATTTCATGGACAATTCCATGACGATCCAGGTAATCTGAGATTCGTTTTAATTCTCGCTCCGACCCAGCTGGAAACAAAACCATCGAATTTGTTTCTGTTGATGGTTCAAGTCTCTTACTCAACTCATCGACTGCATGAGCAGTTTGAATGATTTGTTGGGGATGCGAAAGATCCTCACGAATAAACATATAGATATAAGGTGTCATTTTTTATAACCATCCATTTTTGTACGAATGTCACCAGGGATGGTTATACCAAAAATCTTTTCTGCTAACTTTTGATATTCTTCCGACCTCTTTGTCCATCGTTCATACCCAGAAGGAAACTTATCCTTGTCATATGGGCATATTTCACCCGGGCAATAATGCCTTGCTTCACTTAATGCACTATTGAAACCCCACCATGGATCATTACATTGAATTGCTTTTTTCTTTTCGGTAAAACCAGAATCGATTGGTTTATTCCTAAGAATGTTGTAAATGATATGTTGCCAAGCTGGGTGATTATTGTTTTCAGCCCACTTTGCCTTCAATGTAAGATACTGCTCTCTTGAAATGTAATACTCTTTTGCTTTATTTTCCATTTTGATTCTCCTTAAATTTGAATGATTGAATTTACTACTAAACAATCTCAAACTTATGGAGGTCTGATATTAGGTATCTACGTATGCATAGCCTTTCTCCTTATCACGTTATGAAACGAAATCTGGCCCACTTAACAGGAATCGAACCTGTGACGTACGGTATTAGAAGCCGACGCTCTACCATTGAGCTATAAGTGGAAATAAAAGATGAGTGGTACGCATTGCCATATTATGCTACTCTCGTTAGGGTTGGAATCGAACCAACATCTTAACACTCAAATTCTGGAGCGACCTGCCGGGTTCGAACCGGCGACATCCTGTTTGGCAAACAGGTATTCTACCAACTGAATTAAGGCCGCATTGTATTATATATGTTTGGTGCGCCAGGTAGGAATCGAACCTACTCACCCCGAGGGAACGGATTTACAGTCCGCCGCAACTCTCCAACTTTGCCGCTGACGCATTTTTGGTACCCAGTATCCGAGTTGAACGGATCACAAAACCTTCGCAGGGTTTCAGCTGGCTCCCCCAGACTGGATATATTTAATTGCCCGGTCGACTGTCTCGTGCCGGTTGCCTGTCAGAGCCTGCGGTTTTGTTTCCTTCGCACTGACATGCTTAGGCTTTTGTCCGCTCTCATTTGCAAATTGGCAGGAAGAGATGGGCTTTAACCACCGACCTGTTGGGCGTCCGGAACGCATATCCAACCGCTCTAACGACTGAGCTATCTTCCTATATTGGTGGTCCTGGACGGAATCGAACCGGTCTTCTCTCGCCTATCAAGCAAGCCGTTTACCATTAAATTACAGGACTAAATTCTGGCTCCAGAGGTTGGGATCGAACCAACGACAGACGGATTAACAGTCCGCTACTCTACCGCTGAGCTACACTGGAATACGTTTCTTTTTATTCTTGTGGTATCTCATGTTCCAACGCATAGCGAACATGAGAACATCATCTTCTTCTACAGTAAAAACTGCGAAAACTTTTGAATCAAAGCTGTTTGGGACGTTGGTGCATCGATAGGAATAGAAATCTGCATGTATTTCTGTTTCCATACACCACTCTAGTACATCATCAACAAATGTTTCAAGTTTTTGATTTTGAAATGTAGCACGATGCGTACCAGGAATCTCAATCGCTATTTTCATAGTCTCCTCAATTTGGCTCCACAGGCAGGACTCGAACCTGCATATTACGCCCTAAGGCCTTTACGTCTGATTAACAGTCAGGTCACTTACCATTAGTGTACCGTGGAATGTGTTTGGGCCTGTTCTGTTTCTTGGATCAGGCAATCCTCAGCTAGGTTAGATTCTTCCCTTGCGGATCTTCGACGTATACTCAGTCGCAGACTTGCTGCTGTTTGTTCATGAGGGCAGATTCAAAGTCTGCCTTATCCGCATGTCACAGGTTAAAGTAGAACTACCAATAATCCGCAGCATGTTTCATCATGTTTGGTGCCTTGGGTGGGAGTCGAACCCACAATCCTCTCGGCGCTGGCTTCTAAGACCAGAGTGTATTCCAGTTCCACCACCAAGGCAATGTTTGGTCACTCCGGAAAGATTTGAACTTTCACCCCCTGACTCCAGATCAGGAACGCTACCAGGTTACGCCACGGAGAGATAATATTGGTCCGAGATGAGAGATTTGAACTCCCGACATCCTGCTCCCAAAGCAGGCGGTCTACCAGGCTGACCTAATCTCGGATTAATTTGGTAGTCCCGAGGGGAGTCGAACCCCCTTTCACAGATTGAAAGTCTGTTGTCCTAACCGGTAGACGACGGGACTATATTAACTAAATGAATAAGAGGTCAAAGCACTTTTGTTTAACAGACTTGCAAATACTGTCATCTTATCCACAAATTGGATGCGGCCGGGGGTAACGCTCCCCCTTCCATCACAGGTTATGAGCCTGGAGTTTGACTATCAAAAGCCGCTATATTCGGTGAATGGTAGGAAACGACTTGGAGACACTCTTGCTAACAGTCACGATAGCATCCATTCAAATTCTTTACTGGTTGTCCCGGAAGGAATCGAACCTTGCAGTCTATCGGTTATCAGCCGATTGCTCTACCATTGAGCTACAGGACAATTATTTTCTGGTGCCTCGAGCCGGACTCGAACCGGCAAACCCAAAGGTGACGGATTTTAAGTCCGTTGCGGTTACCAATTTCGCCACCGAGGCATTATAATCTGGGGTGTACTGGGGAATCGAACCCTCGCTTTCTGATTCACAGTCAGAAGTGCTGCCACTACATCAAGCACACCATTGTTAAAAGCGCATGACAAGCGTCCCACTCGCTTGTGATTTTGTCCTCTTTCGACATGCAAAAATTAATTGCTGGTTTCGACACACCAGTACTCCGACTGGATAGCCCCGACCTTATCCGCATGATAATAGACAGGTTGCGACCCTAATCCATATTCATGTTTCAGCAAATTTGGCGGCCCAACGGGGGAACGATCCCCGACCTACGCCTTGACAGGGCGCCATGCAGACCACTACACTATTGAGCCAAATTCTGATTTACAGCAACACACTGGCGCCTAAAATAAGTGGCGAGCGGATCAAGTCCCTCATTCCAATGTGTTTATGTAAAGCATCTGTAGGCTGAGAATACACCAACAGTACTGAACCCTCGGATATTATTGAATCCCTTGCGAGGACTTTTCTTCCGACTTCCACCAAATGCTTGCTATGCAGGGGTCATCTGGTAGTTCAGCAACATCGCCGTTTTTGAGTGCCAGGCATTAGGCACGTCGTGTAACACTACTCTGTATCTTTTCATCCTCCAGCCTTGCGAGCTGTTCGGGTTTCGAGGCCCTAAGAACTTCTTGATACAAACTTACTCGGCCTTGCGAGCTTTGTAAGGCTTCATTACCTTGCGGCTGAAGCATTAGATGTCTTTCGTATTACACCGAAGCAGACTTTGCATTTTTGGATAACATAGATGGAATCGAACCATCAGCGTTCTGTTGAATAGACAGATGACCTACCATTGGTCAATACGTTGAACTTACCTAGACGAGCTGCTTCGGATGCTGCATACCTTGTTAGATACACAATACATCTCGCCTAATGTCTTTCTCCTCCCGGATACTTAACCATGTTTTGCGAACTTCGTGCGCCTTTGGATATATGGCGACCTCAATCCACTAACATTGCGTGACAGCCTTTGCTTGCGAGGGCTCGGACAAATCACACTACATTTTCCCTTACTCACTGAGATGTTGGTTTTGTTGTGAGGTCAGCACCACCTGTTACTCTCCATCTGCTAACGTTCCCCTTTCCTTGCGGATCAGGCGTTTAAGCAAATGTTATTTCCACAACACATCTTTCCTGTTTACGTCATCCGGTCTTATCAGATAACGCCACGTCACCGTGGAGGTCAATGCTTGCTTGAATAGACTCTTGCGAGCGCAGGTATGTAAGCTTCCCTGCCTTGGGCGTATCACTACGCTTATCTTTAATGGACATCAAGCTGCCCATAAATTCTAAAACAAAATTGTATTTTGGCTATTGTCTGAAACACAGTATAAGGGAATCGAACCCCTGTCTCCGGCTTAGCGCCGGCGCATCCTCCTCAATGCTAATACCACTCGTTATAAAGTGCGCTCGGTAAAGATCACAATACAACGTTCAGATTTTTAACCATCTACTGTTACCGCAATAGCCAAAATACAACTACGTAAATCATTCCTGCATATCTCCATCAAGCACTGATGGGCGGGAGCAAGCAAGCCCTCCTACACTAAGTGGCAGCAAGTGATTATCCCATTAGCACGTATCTAATAGATACAGTTAGTTATTATCTAATAACTATCGTTTTGTATTACTCACTTGTTATCTGCCTGTGGTTTCCTTGCATTCCCTTGTTAGTCCAGGATGCTCATTCACGCCGCGAACTTCTTGGGTCGCACTCGGGTTCCACTACCGTTCGTGGGCTATACTTGCCACGACTCAAGTTTAAACGCCACCACCGTAGTTGAAACGGCAATAGCGGCCCAGCATTTTCACGTTCCCACCGTCAAGGAAACGATTCAGCCTGCGGCGATTCTGACGACGGTAAAAATTGTAGTTCTTACGCTTGGTAGTCATTTTGTTGCTCCAAGTTGTTGCGAATAGGGCTCACACTAGGCACATTCAGTGAGTATGTCGCGTCGCACCAGCTCTTTCGAGTCACGCGATTTGTCAGTAGA